CTAGCAAAAACACCGGGTATAACAGCTTGCTCTCTAGCCTCAGTGTGACTAAGATTTTCTTGCTCAAACGATTCTATCATGTTGTTGCCTTGGTCCACGATCATATCGCCAAAAGTAGTTCCGTCACCAATGTTTTTATCTAAAGACACAGTGCCACCACTTTTGTCTTTTTTATATTGATTCATTACATCGCCCTTGGCTCTAAATATAATAGACTTACCTTGACCACCAGCAACACCCGTAATCCAGCCAAACAAACTAGCATTAGTGGCTTCTATATCAAAACCTCTACCTCTTTCGCCTGTTTTTTTATTTATTTTACCTAAATATCTATCTCCTATCTCTTCTTTTACTTTTCTTACAAAGTCTTCCATAGCCGCACCTCTAAGACCTTTTTCAGTCATACCAGCCATTATCAAGCCGTCTAAAGCAGAAGAGTCAACTATAGACGAATAGCCATTGTAGTAATCTTCTGACATTTTAAAATCTTCTTGAGTACTGTATTTAGGCGTACCGTCAGGATTTTGAGTAAAATTATCAAAGTCTTTTAAGTCGTTTAAATCTCTAGACGAAAGATAATTACCAACTTTTGTGTTTTTTGTTCTTTCAGATGGAGCAACAATATATTGAGATATTCCTTGCTCTAAAAGATTTTCTATTAAAACTTCTTTTTTAATTCTAGGATCAGACGCAAGTTTGCTAATATCTCCTTTAAGCTCTGCTCCAAATCTAAACATGTTCTTTTGAGCTTCGGTAAATTTACCTTTAGCTATACTTTCGTTGTAGTCTCTTAAAAAGTTAAATACATCTTTTCCTGTTCTAAACGTTATAGGCATACCCATTTTTTGAGTAGCTTTTCTAACAAAGTCTCCAATTTTAGTAAATACGTTCTCTTCGTACTTAATATCCCCAGACGCCAACGCATCTCCAAAAAGTGTTAACAGCTCTACAGCTTGAACGCTAGATGGGTCTGACTGGTAAGCTTCAACTCTTCTTGAAAAAGTAGAGTCAGCTATACGTTTAGGATTTAACTTCATTATTTCCGCGCCTAAACCTTGTTGTATTGCTAATGCAGCTTCTTTGTTAAGCAAAGGGTTTCCGTCTTGGTCTGTTATTATAAAACCATCTTCTGTAGTTTCAGCCATTGTCATAGCCATAAACTTATGCAAAAGCTCGTGCGCGGCAACATTTGCCCCAGACGAAGTCATAGCTTTACTCTTGTTGACTATAAAAACTTCGTTTCCATTGTTGTCGGTAAAAGCGCCACCTTGCTCTTTTGCCGCTTGCTTGATTTTGTCTTTAGATAAGTCAGTGTTTTCTGATAAATAAGTTTCTATTTCAGCTGAAGGGTCAGTATTTTTATCGCCAAAAACCTTAACTACAATACCCATTTTTTCGCCCATAAGCTTGGCGTTTTTTGTAGTTCTATCAAACATCTTTTCTGTAACTTGAGCTACGCCAGAGTTGTTAATTTGAACATCAAGAGCCTCAATGTTTGCGTCATACATACCTGCAAAAGCCGGATCTAACTCTTTTTTCTTAGCTAGCAACTCTTGTTTCTGTATAACTAGATCTAACTGCTCGTCAGTCACGCTTTCAGGCGATAAGTTTATAGCGTTGTTTATTAGTAAAGAAAAGTCTCTACCCTTTTTCATTTTATTGTATAGATCGGTAAAATACTCTACTTTACTATCGTTTCCATCCGCGCTATATATGTCAATTTTTTCTGCAACTTGTAGCATGTCGTTTTCTATGTCTTGAACAACATCTAAGCCTCTTTGTCTAAACCCATCGAAAAGTTGATTTCTAAACGCTTGATAATCTCCGCTACCCATAGCCGTGCTAGTACCTTGTAAAGTTCCGTTTAGCAAAAGCACGCTTTCGGCTATATCTCTATGGTTTTCTAAAGTACCAAATATACTACCGTGGCCTAAACCTAAAGAGTGTTTGTTTATGTTTTGAAAAGTAAGTTCGGTAAGTTCTTCCGTGTATTCTCTTGCGTAGTTTAACCAAAATTGACCAACAGCGTTTAGCCCAGCTTTTCTATTAACAGCTGATTTTAAATTAGTTCCAAATGAGCTTTTTAATCCTGATAAAACCCTACTTGAACCACCGACTAGCTTAAAGTCTGGCATTATCAACTGACTCAAAGATGTAGCTACAGAAGCGTAAAAACCATATTGCTGGGCTTTTTCATCATCTAAGCCTAGCGCCTTGCCTTCTTGAACATTGTCATGTATTGTTAGTCTCCAAGCTGTTTCCGAACCTTTTAGCGCTGTTAGCTTTTTTGCGTCTACACCTTTTTTAGCTAAAGTGCTATATAGCTTACCCATTTTATTAACGTCACCTTTTCTAGCAGAAGCTATTATTTGTAATGTAAACGGTAGCATGTTAGCTGTAGTTTTCATAGCATGCTTATAACCTCCAAGAAATTGACCTTCTTTTCTTAAATTAGCTCCGTCCGCAACCGGTACAAATGTAGTTAAAGAGGCGACTAAGCCTCCGTACTTGTTGTTTAGCCAATCGTAATTGTCGTATACGTTCTCGCTAGTAGAAAAACTTCCACCAATACCTTTTATGTTACTGCCTATCCACTCCCCTACAGATATTACTGTGCCGACATAAAGGTCAAGCCCGCCTTTTATAAGGCCAGTTACCAAAGTGTTTGTAAAGTCTCTAGAGCTACCAAAAACACCAGTATCGTCGGTAACTCTTTTATTTTTCCATTCGTAGTAGTCGTCGTCTAGCTTAAAATCACTACCTATAACTTTAGTCATTTTATCATAACTAAACTCAGCGTATGTTCTTTCTTCGGCGTTTTTTATTTTAGAAGCCATAGAGTCTAACTCTCCGCCTTCAACGTCTAGTTGCTGTCTTTGTAATTCTAAGTCAAGATATTCGTTTTCAAGCTGCCTTGCTCTTTCTAGATATGGCTGAGCGCTTTCTCTAAGCTCTTTGTACTCGTTGTATCTTTGGTTATATTCTTTAAATCTACTGTCATATAGCTTTTGTAGTTCTCCTTTAATATAATCGTCTGTTTGACTGTCAATTCTTTTTTGAAAATCATTTAGCGCTTCAACATCACCTTCTAACAACTTTTGTACGCTTTCTAGTTGAGATCCTATACTACCGTATTCTTCGTTTAACGCTGTAGATCTTTCTTGGTAGTCAGCTACTAAGTCGTCATAATCTTTTTTATCTTGCTCGAAATCATCAATCGCTAGCTCTAGCTGATCTCCTTGCTGGTTTAGTTCATCTATATTTTTGCTAAACAACTTTTGCTTCTCTTGAGCTAAAAAGTTTCTTTGCCAACTTTCACCCAAATCACCATTTGCTAGGGCTTTAACATCTCTATACGGTAAGTTTCTAAATATATCAAACTTGTTGTCCCCAATCCAATCTAAATTGTTAAACTCTTGCTCGCCTCTTTGAGTTGTGCTACCGATCTTACCTTGCATTAGGTTTTGAACCATGTTAAACCCAGAGTTAGTTTGAAGCTCATCAATAGCTTTTTGATAGTTGTTTATCACCTCGGTTTCTATGGGGTTTTGCGCGGCTCTTTGTTCGTTTAATTTTTGGTTTATATAGTTATCTCTTTCTATTTCAAAGTTTTTACCACCTTCTCTTGGATCGTTTTCTCTATTGTATTCTGCTCTATATTGATTAGCTAACTCTTGCCCAACGGTGTTGTTCCAATCATCAAGCTTTTGCTTGTTTAATTCGTAAACGTCTTTTTTTCTTAAAGCCTCTAAGTCTATGTTGTTTTTAACTTCTTCGGGATTTTGCTCGTTAAAAAGCAACTCATCTTGTAGTCTTTGTTTTTCTTCGTCTGTTTCAGCGACCTCAAGAGCGTTTTTTAATTGAAAGTTTATGTTGTGTAGAGCTATATCTTTAGTATACTCGTCGTTTCTTTTTCTTAAGTTTTCTTTTTCTTCAGCCGTTTCTGGAGCTGAGTTTGCCCCCTCGAAATGCAACTCAGTCATTCTGACGTAAGCATCGTAAGCTTTCACCCAATCTTCTCTATTACTACCTCCAGCTGTTATGTTTCCGTTTTCGTCAGTATGGTGTTTGTAAGGCTTTTTGGGTATAAATATTTTTTGAGATCCACTTAAAAGATAGCCAGACTTAATTTTTATTTGATTCTTACCAAATATACCGTCTGTGCCCAAGCCTAGCATGTTTGTGTTTTCAAAAGTTAACTCTGCCGCTTTTGGATCGTCAGCGTAATAGGTATTCAAACCTTCTGATAAATCTTTTTCAACCTTATAACCTTTTGTATTTGAAGCTAACTCGACAAAAGCTTCAAGAGTCATAATTTGAGGCCTAATGTTGACTTCTTCTAGATTTTCACCTCTGTATATAGTTTCATCTTCTGGTGAATCCGAAGAAGTATCTTCCCCATCTGATCCCGTATTCATCGACGTGTCGTTGGGATCTACTGTCTCCACGTCGTCCTCGTTTCCCTCTAATTGTTTTAAAGGGCTTAATAGTTTTGCTTTTGGAAATTTTGCAAGAAAAGCTTGTTCCTTGTCTTCTGGAATGTTATAGACCTTGTCGTCTACTGAATATCTAGGCATGATAATAAATTTTTAATTACTCTTCTTCTACGTCCTAATTAGTCGCAAAGCTTACGGACGAAGATGTAACCTCACTTTGGCTATATTTATTATCACTTGATTTACTCAGTATTTGACTCTAAAAATTGCTCAAATCCTTCTTCAAAAGTGTTACTTACTGGATCGCTGGGAATACCTTTATTGTTGCTTGCTACTTGATATTTGTTATAGGTACTTCTAGACATCTCTAAATAATACTCTTTAATCTCTTCTCTCAAAGCATCTACAAAGCCTTCTTTTTTCCAAAGGTCCGACGAAGGGTTTAAGTCTTCTTCACTTAAGCCTGTGTTGGCTGCGGCAAAGTCTTCTATAAAACTTCTGCCAGTTCCATTTAAGTCATCATACATCCAAGACATAAGCTGGTTGTCATTAGCGTCTCTAAGCATGTAGTCTAAGTCTGACTTAATAGCGCCTTCGTCAAAACTTAAGTTATCTTTAACTGATTTACGTAAAGCGTCTCGTTGATTTTTTAACGCTGTCCTGCTTCTTTCGTCTATTTTATACACGCCCTCCATAGCTTGCTCTAAAGTCATTTGCTTTGGTTCACCTGTGGTTGGATCTTTAATGGTAAAAATCATTTGTCCGTCAGTCATCTGAACAGGTGCGTTTTTAGAAAATATTTCGTTTAAGTAGTGTTTTTTTTCTTGACTAGAACCGTTAGAGTAGGCACTAATACCGTTTCCTTCAGGACCATATCCATTTGCAGTAACCCACTCAAGTTTAGCATCTTGAAGCTCTTTCATTCTATTATTCATGTTGATAGAGTTATCTTCTATCTCTTGCATTTTAAGCTTTAAGTTTTTATACCTTTTGCCCCTATAGCTTGTTTTAGCAGCTTCGTTTTTTAGTCTTGCTAACTCTTCTTTTTGAGCTGTAAAGTATTCTGTAGCCATGTTTTGTCCATTACCAAAGCCTTTAAAACCTTCTACGCTAGCCTCGTTTATATCGTAAGCTTCTAACTCTTTTTTAGCTAAAGCTTCAACTTGACTTTTGTACGCGTCTGCAACGGCGTCTATTTGAGATCTAATATCGCCGTAATTAACTTGCTTTGGAGAGCTTTTTCTGTAGTTAGCGATAAAATTAGCGTCGCCACCACCAAACTTCATAGGTGATTTATTTTTTTTAGAACTTAATGGAAAAAATCCACGATCTAGCATAGGAACAGCGGTAGCGTCTTTCTTTTTATTTTCGTCTGTTCTACCGCTTACGGATATACTTCTATCGACGGTGTTTGTATTGAGGGTAGAATTATCTTCGCTATCTGTACTTTTTTTGCTGTCTGTATTTCCTTCTTGCTTCTTCTTTTCTTCTTCTTCTTCTCTTCTTTTTTGTTCAGCTTCTGTATATTCTATTTTTGATTTTTTTCTTTCAACTTTCTTTTCTAGTCTTTTGTATTTTTTGCTGTCAGGACTTAAGCCTTTCATTTCTTCTTCAAGCTTAGCCACTTTATTGCCTTTACGCATAGACTTGCGATCTTCAAAGCCTAATTCTTGAGCCTCTTCTTTTCGTCTTAACTGTCTTTCAGTGTTACCAGATATTAAATCTTCTACGCTTTTTAAATCTGAGGCTACTTTACCCCAGTCAACTCTAGACGTCCAGCTTCCAGGAACTGATGTTCCCGCTCCGAACGACTTTCCGCTACCAAAAGTTTTATTGTCTTTTTTTTCTTCAGCCATAATTATATTTTATTTTTTGTTACCTTTGATAGATTTAGCTACTACGTCGATTAAATTGTAGTTTACTATGTCAGGCTTTCCTGGTCTACTAACAACCGCGTATGAAGGTACTTCGTCGGACATAACACCTTGAAACTTACCTTTACCGTGTTTTTTGTTTTTGTACTCAAAGTTGTATACGTTAAGACCACTAGGAGACTCACCAACTTTCTTAATGTTTTTCTTCATAGATCTCTCAGAAAACATGTTTGCAACACCGCCAATTATACCTGCGCCTCCACCGACAATATCCGCTGTCGACTGATCAACCGCTCCTTGAGCGTTAGCCGCGTCTTCTCTAGACATGTTCATTAGATTAGCGTTCATGTCAGCTTGTCTAGCTTGGCGCTCTGACTCTCCTTGAGCCTTCGCCATTTGGTTAGCACCGGCAGCTTGAGCTGCAGCTTTAGTATTAGCAGACTCTTGAGCACCTATACTAGCTGATGCTTGTTGAGCTTGTTGATTTGCGGCGCCCATCATAGCTTGAATATTACCAGCGTCAAAACCACCCGCCTGTTCCATACTACCCATCATGTTAGCTTGCTGTTGCTCCATAGCCTTTCTTTGAAACTCAGCTTGCTGCGTGTTGACAGTTAGATCTTCCATAGTGTTTTCAAGATCAGCATATGGATTTGTTATCTCTGTGTTTCTGTATGCCTCCTTATCTAACGCGGCTTGATCATTAGCGGCTTTTAAAGCATCTTTCTTTTTACCTCTACCTATTAGACCACCAGCCAACTGAGCTACGGCTCCTAAGAATTTCATAGGGCTGTTACTGTAGTGTATTGGATCGTTATTTTTATTGCTCATACTTTTTAATTTACTATACTATTATTACTTTTTTATACGCTTATTTACTACTTTGAGCTATCTCAGCACTGACGTTAAATATCTCAGCTCTATCTGTAGAATCGTTTATCATCTTGATTTCTGCATAGTAACCTAACAAAGAACTGATGTTAGCCATGCTACTTTTGCTAAAGAACAAGAAGTCTCCAGCCGCGGGAGGAGTTATGGTTACATCAGCATCGACGTATATATACCCATAGCCATTAAGTCTTCTTATCTCCTCTATAGGCCCAACTTTAGATATATTGTTAAAACTTTGCACCGTATCAAAACCGCTGTCAAAAGTTTCTGGAGAACAAAATAAAGTGTCTCCTACTTGAACAGAGTTGTTTATATTACCGGTTATTTTTATAGTTATTAATGCCATTTAATTATTTTATGAAACTGTTACTTTTTGAGTTTTTAAGGTATCTACTGGATCAAAAGTGTTAGACGTGCCTGTTCCAGTGTACTTTATAGTATAAGTAACCTTACCGTTAGCGTCTCCATCAGAGTTAGCACTTAAAGCGTAAGACACTTCCCATCTTGAAATATCGTCAACAGACAGCGCCATATCATGCTCTCCAGCGCCAGTTCCAAAAGAAAGGCCACTATCAGTTTCTATAACTACAGTAGCTACAGTTCTTTGCGTTGTGCCAACCGTTGTGCCACCATCGCTAGAAACGGTAAACACGTCATTTTCACTACTGTCATCAGACGCATTTATAGTCTGCGTAGCTGAATAACCTGTTCCAGCGGTTAAAATTGGAGTTTCAGTGCCGGCGGTGTTTACTATAGCAACAGTAAATGATTGGCCTGAAGTAGATGCTGTAACTTCTTCAGATTCTCTTATTTTTACAGTGTAAACGACGTCTTCCGTTATAGTTAAGCTACCAAACAAAACATCAACTAAAACTGTTCCAAAAGCCCCATCAGAGTAAGAGACCGTTATATCGTTAGTGTTAGCTGTGCCGGCGCTCGTAGTTATTGTTAGGCCTGTTGTTGTAAAGTCTGCTGCGGCCGCAAGATCAAAGCCTAGGTTTGGTGTTATAACCATAGAAAGACTTAGTAGCGTGTCTTGATTGTCGCCGTCCATTACCTCAGCTGAAATTTCTTGAACACTAGCGTTAGCTAAAGATAAGCCTGTTGTGCTATCAACCATTACTACACTTACGTTTCTAGTTAAAGAGTCAGGTATTACCGGCTCTTCAACTTCAACATCACCATCGTTCATTGTTGGGCTAGGAAAAGTTACTAAATCGAAAGCTGAAATACCACCGTCGCTTGGGTCTGGGTTGTCAGCTTGACCTTGGTAAGAATACGTGTACGTAACCGCTGTGGGTTGACCTTCACCGTTGTAAGTATACACCTCAGTATAAGACCAGTGAGATTCTGTATTAAAAGCTTCTGTAGGATCAAAGTCATTAGCAGAGAACACATAGCCCGGTTGAGCCGTAAAAGTTACAGAGAACGTCTCTTGTGCGGCTCCAGATGTGCTATATAGTTGACTTTGTCCAGATAAATTAAATGTTGCGTTTCCTGAAGCGTCGTATGACGGTGCAAACACAGAGTAATCACTTAACCCGCTTATGTCATACGTGTAGTTTACTGGCTGATTTATTGTTACTTGAAACTCGTGGTCTTGACAAACGTCAACAAGGTTAACCTCTATAGGTATAGCGTAGGACGTGTTTGAAGTAATAACAGCTGAACTTAGCGTTACAGTTAGGGTTATAGTGTTTCCAGGCATGATCGTTTGAGCACTAGGTACACTAACTGAAGTGATGCCGCTAGGTAAAGTTCCTACTGTTATGTTTGCAGATGTAATTGCACCGCAAGCTGGAGCCGTAAGCACTATTGATTGCGTGCCTAAAGTATTTTGATTAGCGCCGTTTTGTATAGTGCTTGATGGAACAACTACAGTAGTAGTACTGGCTCCATCTCCAGTTAACGTAGTAGTTAAAGAAACCGTGCTAGTGCCAAAAGTTGCTCCGCCAAAGCCAATAGAGTCTATTCTACCTAGTCCTTGTACGTTAAACTCTTGTGATGTTGGTAAGTTACTACCGTCTAGCTCATCACCATGTATGTAATTAAACCATTTACCTTCTTTTTCCTTAAACTCATGTATAGAACCTCTTTGCTTGTCTGTTATTATGCTTTCTACAGACCAGCCGTTTACAGCTGTGTTATTGTAGTATTCGTTATCGCTAAAAACTAAAGCAACGCCACCTCCTACCGTAGCGGCAACATTGTCTATTAAAACTAACGTGGTGCTATTTATAGATTTTACAACACCTATTTTAGTGCCATCGCTAAGGCTTACGGTTTGACCAGCTGCTATAGCCGTGTTTGATGTTGCTAAAGTTATGCTAGCGCTAGATCCGCTAGAAACCGCACTGCCACTGTTGTTTACAGAGACGTCAGGCTTTATAATCTTAGACTGAGTTCCCTCGTAGTTTATAGCTTGAAAGCTTTTGACAGCAGCAGGCGCATCGTTAAATATAGTTGTTATAGAAGACTTGTATTGCGTGCCATAATAGTTACATCTAGCAACGTCGCCACCACTGTAGTTTTTCTCATCGTGCAAGTAAACTAAGCCTCCGACCATCGTGTAATAGTTAGAGTCAAGAGAAACACCAGCGTCTGGAACGTAAGACTTAAAAGAGGTCCAGCCTTTAACAAATTCAGAGTAAGAAATTGTTTCTACAGTCTTACTAGTGCTAGTAACGTTGTAATGTAACGTTAAGTCATATTCACCTTTATCTCTATTGTAAGAGCCTACTGCAGCTGACACTTCATCTAACGCGTCTCCGAAATAATCTCCCATACCAGCGTCAGATATAGCTGTCAACCCGTCGTTTGATAATCTTAAAACTTTATTTCTATGAGGGTCTACAAAATAGGATCTAAACTCTTCGTTGACAAAAGAAGATCTTAACGTACCTATACCAAACTCTCCAGCATACGGAACAGTTTGACCTAACACGTTTTTAGTTGAAGTCACTTGATTAGCTCCTGATGCTGTAAATAAAGCATCTTTGTTAGCTAACACTTTTACCGCTTTATGCTCACAAACTGTAGTTATGTTTGTATCTCTAGCGTTTAGTATTTGTATAGAGCCAAACTGAGGGTTTAAGTCTTTAGTTATTCCTGAAGAACTAATAAACTGATTTAGGTTGTTTACTCCATTTTTAGAGTTATATATACCTGAGAATATTAATCCATTGCCTCTGTCTTCTTCTTTATAGTTATCTGATGTAGTTGACACCTTCACGCCATTCTCCATTAACGGAGCGTTAAAGTCATCTTGTATTCTATTAGACTCAACACCATTACCAAACTTAAAGCAATTAGAAAAAGGCAAGCAAAACTGCCCGTTGTGGACTTCAGGCTTTACATATAGTACTGTACCAGACGCTCCGTATGTAGCCACTGAGCTAGAGTGCCATATTTTAGCCGTAGCAAAAGATCCGTCCTCTCTAATAAACCAAACAGTGCCAGGTCTTTGATAACTGTTTGAATTAGTGTCTAAAGAGCCATCGCCATCACTATCGTACGCGTGTAATACCGGCAAAGTAAAAGGCGTATCAACAGTTACAGCTGTAGGTCCATCTGGAAACTCAGGTCCAGCTACGCTAACTACAGTTGTGGTTAAATTATACCAAGCTCTTCTTCTACTAGCATCGTGCATAAACTCTTCACGTAGCTGAGCCGATAGCCCAGCTCCAGCCTTGTAGTACATGTAAATTCTATCTCCGGGATTAATAAACTCATACGCGTTTTGTTCTTTTAGCTTTACAGGATAAGTTCTAGGAACCTCATAATATACAGGTATATCTAATTTGTCTCTAGGTTCTACCTCAAATATAGCTGGGTTTGGATTATCTTGACCTCCTGTAGCATCTTGCCAATACTGTCTCCACGAACCATCATTACCTGGGTTTACACCAAAAGAGGCAATAATAGCCCTATCTATTTTCACCTTAGCAAAAAACTTACCAGCTTTGTCTTCGCCGGACGGCGCTCTTTCTTCTGGAATAGAGTCATCTGGAACTTCATTTGATATATCTAATATTTTATATTTTCTGTCGCCCATACCTGATATGTGCGCGTCTGTACCTCCAAGGCCGTCTTGCCATCTAGAATGACCTTTTTTTAATATTAAAAAATCTCCTTCTTGAACTTTGTTTCTATCTGCAGAAGAAAAAGATAACCAAACTTCACTAGCGTTATCACTGTCATCTACATTACACGGATAATGCGCTTGCAAAGGTATATTGTAAAATTCAGCTGAGGATTCTTTAATAAAGAATTTAAAATATTCCGCCCAGCTTGGAGCGTTGTGAGCTACATCTAATCTCAATCTATCAATTTGATCTCTTCTTTGATAACCTATATCTAAAGTGTACTTGTCGCCTATAACCACAGACGATTCTCTACCAAATCTATCTTTATAAACCATACCAACAGAATATGATCTACCAGCCTTTAACGCTGGATAACCGTAAAACTTTCCGTTACTATGGTTTGTTTGCCACTTATAAGGATCTGAGCGCAAAGAAAAATTGCCTCGCCAGTCGTTATAGTTCAACTCTATATTATCTTCAGCCGCGTCTTTTAGATCGTAGTTTGCTTTGTAGTTACCATATATTAATCTTGAGGCAGATATAGTTTGAGCTATTGCTGTTCTAGGTACAGAATCAAAAGGTCTTAGCAGTTGGTCAGACGGAAGTACAGATCCTAACGCACTACCGGTGGCAACAAACCTTCCATGACCAGCGTTTGAAACGCCCTCAAAAGCGTCTTTATCAAACTCATATTCTCTAAAGCCTGTGCTAGCGTTTACCTTGTAGTCTCCTTTTTTAATTGTTTTTAAAAGATACAAGTTTGCCACTTTGTCTTCTTTAGCTACTATGTCTACTTGAACCACGTCTTTTGGTGTGCCTAAAGGTAAAAAGTTACTTATAGTAAGCTCCCTTAAATCGTTTATCATAGCGGTGTTATAGCTATCTTTAGAAGAATAACTATATCGATCTCTAGGCAAAAAACAAACCTCAGAAAAAGGTGATAAAGCTGATACTTCACCATCTTCATATTTCCACCTGTAGGCTATTCTAATAAACTGCTTTTCCCACATGGCTTTTGCTGGATGCTTTGATTCACCGCTTTCATACAGGCTAGCTTCCCACTTTATAGCCGGTTGATTTGGAGGATTTTCAAGATAAAGAGCGTTAGCTTCTCTAAACTTAGTGCTTATAGTTGTGGCCGAGCTGTCAACAACCTCTAGATATACTTCATAGCCATTGTTTTTTAATACTAGTTTGTCACCCGCTTTTATCGATCTGTAGTTACCACCAGAGTCTATGTTTAATGCTATTTCTACTTTTTCGTGCTCTACGTTTTCTGCTATAGTAAAATTAAAAGCATTTCCTTTGGAGTAGTTAGTAAAGTCTGTTCCTGCGCCTTCATCTCCAGCTGTGTTAGTTACACCTATTTTATTAACCTGCCCTTTTAACTGAGTGTTACGCATTTTAATAACAGGAGGATTTAAAGGACTTCTTTTTATTACGGTAATATGCTCTAGCGTAAGCTTTTCTGAAGCAAATTCACCTAAGTAATTTTCATAAACAAACTTAGTTTCGTGGTAGGGGTTAGCGTTTAGTGTACCTCTTTTAGAGTTTTCAATATTTATTTTTTTAGGCTCAGTTTTACCGTCAGTAAAATAAAGTAAACCATCAAAAGTGTTTATACCAGTTATCTTGTTGTCTATTGGAGTAGGACTAGTAACGCTGCTACCGTTAGTGTCTGTGTAAGAAATTTTACTTGACGGCTCGAAGTTTAAAAGCCTTTCGTCACTAAACTTTAAAACAGCGCCAGCATTTAAGTTTGCTGCCGTTAAGTTTATAGTTCCTGTAGATGGGTTACTTAGTCTTAGCAATAAATAAGACGTAGGGTCCGCAAAGTGAGGTGTTGCCGTAATAACAGTAATTATCCCATTAGTCTCCCAAAGATTAGTGCCATCTGGTAGTACAGCTTGAACAGTCATACCTGGTTTTATACCGTTTAAGTAGTTGAAGTAGGACGCGTCAGTAACTCTAATCTCAGTGTAGTTTGCGTCTATAACAGCAGTGGCGTTAGTTGTAGCCGTAGGATTAGCCTTGGTATTTCTTTTTCCTCCTTCAATAACACCAAAAGGTCTTTTAACCTCGTATATATCACTAAAAACTATTTTAGTTGAGTTTTGAGAAGTTTTAGGAGTTTCCACAATAGCGTCTGATCTTACGCCTGTTTCTACGTTTCCATACGATCCAACTGATGTAACACCATAGTCTAGCACTCTAGCTATAAGAGAGTATATTTTTTTTGTCTTATCATCTACTGTAGTTCCAACAACTTCAGCGTTACTACTAAATCCTGTCTGCCCGCCAGAAGTGTAGGTGTAGCTATACCCCATAGGATAACCATCTCTATCAAACGCTTGCTCTTGGCCATCGTAAAACGGCTCGTGATAAGATATAGTATTAAGGTTGTAGTTGCCAATTAAGTTTTCGACAGCCCCAACATTAGAACTCTCAGACGTAGTCACCTCTATATTTAAGCCGTGCTTATACTCACCGCTAGGAAGCAACCTTTCGTCAAGGTCTTTATTCATTTTACCTTTTTCAAAACCTCTCTTTAATTCCGGCATGTATTAGTGTTTTATGTGTTTTGATTTACCGCGCATTACCTGAACTAGTTCGTTGAGTTTTATATTAGAAAGTCTAAGCTTAGCTGTTCTTTTAGCCGCAAAAGCTTCTCTTCTAAATCTTTGAACTAAGTTCTCTGGCGTATTTATTCTAGTTGACAAGATAGCGTATGCTATACACTTGTACATTGCTTCTTCAGCAAACTTGTGAACTTTCATTTCTTCTTCTGTTCCTAGGCCATCACTTATATATTCTAGCACAACGTATTGATCAGTCATGTTAGACGAGAAGTGGATTCTACCAGTTTTAGGATCTATATAAAAAGTACCGTTAGACTGTGCTCTTTCTGGATCTATACCGTATCTTCTTCCTTCGTTATAAGAGTATATGTTTTCTTCATCATACTCAAACGCTTCGTTTTGATTTTCTGGTGGTGTACCAGACTTATACTTGCTCCAGCTATGAGACTCAGAGTTATAGTTTAAAGTATCTTCACCTGCTTCTTCCGTATCGCCATCGCCGTCATGGTCAAACCTATAAGTAGCGTCTGCGTTCTGTATTATACTACTAGGATTTGAAGAATCTCTGTTAGGATACAAAGGGTGATGAATACCTGAGTTATCAACCCAAGAAATCTTAACGTAGTTAACATAATCTTTAGGTAGCATCATGGTTAAAGTGTTTCCAACTTTTATTTCTTGAGCCTTTATAGATTTAAAAGTATCAAAGCTAAACTCTTGCATTGCTCTTTGAGCATGAAAAACTACGTCTGGTCTTCTTATCTTAGATATAATCTTATCTTCACCTACGTATGCTAGTATAAATTGATCTATAATAGTTTGCAAAGAAGTGAACTGATAACCGCCTAAATCGCTGCCACCATAATACTGAGAATCTGTTTGTGTTATTAATGCCATGTTTTATGAGTTTTCTTTTTGAAATTCAGACGCATCTTTGCCAGCCCCAGCTTGAATTAGATCTGGTTGTTTAGCTATTATTCCAGCGAGCTCTAATATTTTGTTAACTAAAGTTGTTTCTTCTGACTCGTGTAGCTCAAAATCTACAGCGGTGCTAGAGTCGTACAAAGGATACTCGTTGCCACCTTGAGACTTAGGAACAACAACATAACCCCAATAAGGGTCTGTTGGCGTTTTAACGTAGCTGTGTTTTATTTGATCTAAACTTGGGTTAGCCGCTGGGTGTAACTCTATCGAGTTAGCACTAGTTCTAACGTAAACAGGATTTGACCTCGTTGGTCTAGCTAGCGGAGATACATTGTATTTTTTTATCTGATCAGCAGTGACTTCAGGTACTTGTTTAGCGTAGCTAGCACCGTAGTTTTGCCAAGTAACTCCACCTAATCGATACAAAGCATTGGTACCACCATCGCCTATAGTTGTGTCATCTACTTCTTCAATAGATATATTGCCAACGGTTATGTATTTACCTGTGTTATTAGTATCAGAATTTATAATTCTTATATTGTGATTTCCTGTGGTGTCAGCTATAAAGGTAAAACTAAGAGCTCCCACTTGTGGTTCGTTTTGTTGGTAAGAGTGTGCGTTTGATCCCGCGTCATCAATAATTATATAGTAAGATGATGGCTCGTTCATATCTATAATCTCCCAATTTACTACATATTTTTTACCTGCTGTTAAAGCAACATTAGTATCACTTTCAACAGTGTGGGAAGTTGCGTTTGCGTTTTGCAAAACTTTTAAACCTCCATTGTAGTTATTAGATGCTGCTGGAACAACGTGCGAAGAAATACCGTTTGCGCCCGCGGTCCAGCCCGCTATGTCAAGTTCAAAAGTATCTTCAAAAGGTTTTGCGTTTGATGTTAAAAGCACATCGTTAACTCTAAACGGAGCTATCTTTTCTTCTAATATATAAAGCATGTCTGAGAACTCTGTTGAGTTGCCAGGCATTCTACTAAATCTATTTATATCGTAAAAATATTGCTCAAATATTTCTCTTTGAGCTCGGCTAGCCATAAGGTTAAACTCTTGAGGCGTTAAGTAACCTCTTTGTTCTTTGTTGGCTATAGCTAATACTGTTTGATATACTGTGTCTATATTTACCGCCATGTAATAATTTTTTATGGATTAGAGTGGCTGCTCAGCGAACAACCACTCCTCCATAAAGTAATTACACGTTTAAGCGCTTTTCAATACTCTTGTATACCTCTAAGCCTTCGTCAGTCTTAAACCAAGCGGCTAAAGCTGAGTATGGATGCTCGTTATAAGGTACTGTCATTAGTTTTCTATCATTAGAACCCCAAATGAATGTACGTTGATCTTGAGATAATTTAATTATTCCAAACTCAACAGCTTTGATACCAAAGTTTCTAAGCGTTACGTTTTCGTCTGTAGTAAGTTCTAAGAATAAACCAGGATTACTTCGAGCAAATAATAGTAAATCTCTTCTAAGTTCTTTAGAACTCATCTTAGATACCTTAGATCCTAACTCTACTCGCATGACAGCTTCAGCAGTGTCAATGTCTAGCTCTTTAGCTATACCTAACGCTTCAACTTGGAACTCTAAGAAGTCTAACTCACTAGCTGCTTCTTGCTGAGGCATTATCTCGTAAAATACAACTTCTTTTTGAGGGTGATATAAAGAAAGCATTTTTTGAAGTACTGTTTTAGACTTAGGCACTGTTAAAACTCCGTTTCTAAATATAACATGCTCTAGTCTTCCGTCACCAACAAATTCATCTACGAACGGTGTTCTTTGATTAGAAGTATACTTAAGCTCACGCTCGTATCCTTTTTCTTCGTCAAAATAATAAATGTTTGTTGTTTTAAGCTTGTAGCTTAGTGGACTTCTATTTTCCGCTAGATAGTAAGTTCTATCTTTTACCTCCCATTCGGGTTTTTTTGGTTGAGGCTTTTCAATAGCTACTTCAACCATTTTATTTGTAGCTTTAATTTCTGGTTGTTCTACTTCAACCGTTGGTGCAGCTTTTGCTGCGGTTTGCTTTTTAGCCATAATATAATATAATAATAGTTAATAAAAAAAATAAAGGGGAGAACTTAATCTCCCCTTTAAGTAATGTTGCTTACTTCATTAACATGAAGTTATTAGCACCCTGAACGATTAAACATCTTTCAGATAAGTAGTGCATTTCCATAGCATCTAAATCAGAAGTGAATTGTCCACCAACTGATCCAGTCACCCATGTTTTCATCTTACGATCTTCCATTTGAGAAGCTCTATAACGTACGTGTAAGAACGGACGCTTTAAGTTTCTACCTAATTGCTGATCGTAAACTGAAGATACACCTGCAGGTACAATAACCCCACGAATAGCGTTAACAGTATCAATTAAACCTCCACGAGTTCCTTTGTCATTCAAGTATTTGAAGTCAGACTTGTAGAAATCGTAAGATCCTCTACGGAAACCAGAGAAGCCTAAATTTAATGCCATATCTTCAGAGTTGTTGAATACACCGTAAGATGTACCACCAGCACCATAAGAATTCATAGAAGCTAACATATCGTCCATAGCTAGAGACACGTCTCTGTTTACAAACATCATGTTTTCTTCAATAGCACCTTGCTTGTCAAACTCAGCTAATATAGCGTCAAATTCAGCTAAATCAGTAGCAGCGTTAACACCAGTAATACCAGTTGTAACGTGGCCACGAGTTTCTATAGCAGAGAATAAACCTTCAGTACCTACAGCGCCAGTAGTACCTAAGTAGTCGTCAACAGCGTTTGTACCTGCACCTTTTTCAGACTCTAACATAGTCATCTCTAAGTAGTCAGCAAAACGAGCGCGAGTGTCACCTTCAGCTTTTAAGTACCAGTAGTAGCCGTTTTGTCCGTCTTCACCAGAAACTTCAACCCAACCGATTTGAGTAGTGTCAGATCCAGAGATCTCATACTTGTCTTTAACGATGATTGGCTTGTTAGTGAACGACTTGAACTGAGGCTCAATAGCATCAACTCTACCGTTAGCACCTTTTTCATACTCAGAACCATAAACTAGTACTTGAAGCGAGGCATTGTTAAAGTGAGATGTAAAAGTAGCGTTTTCAAATAACGCAACTTCGATAAGATCACCAACAACGCTCTTTACAATAGCTCTCTTAGTTTTAGTAGAGCTAGTGATTAATAATAAGTCGTTCTTTCTAATAGCGTGAGCACCTGTCATATCGTTACCGTCTACATCGTTAGCGATAGTAAACTTCTCAATACCTGACCCTGCAGTAGCAGTGTAAGATAAGTGTAAACGACCTTGCTCAGACCAAATAACTTGGTCAGAAGCCATAGATTCTTCAGCACCTACTTGAGATAAGAAACCTGAGATAGTTCTGTTACCAAATACTTCAGCTTCTTGCTCTAGTAGATCTGGTAAGTGTTGCTGAGCCCAACCTTTAGTGTTGGTATCAGTAAAGTCAATGTAATTTCCTGCAGTTGTGTGTTTCTGTGGAGCAGGAACAGCATTCAACGTTGCAGCATTATTAGTAATTGCCATAATTAAATGTTTTTAGAGTTATTTTTTAATTTTAAATTTAAGCGAATTAGAATCATCACCAAGAACTCTATATTTTACACCACCAGTCTCTACACCATCGCTAAGCGATTGCCTTGGAGCCATGTCTATATTTTTAGCACTCGAAACACTATCCTTGATAGCATCTGCTTTACCTTGTTCGTAAAAGTGCTTTGCTACAGCGTCGGCATTCATTGCTGTGTAAAGTGATTTGTGGTATGCGTCTGCGTTTGTCAAGTTACCGTCATTGTCAAGAAACTTCTTAACAAAGTTATTGATGTCGCTTTGCTCTTCTTTTACTTGATCTTTATTGTTAACATTAAACCTAAAATTCTTTTCACCTAAGTTAAATTCAAAACCTTTGAATTTTTCGCTAAAAAGATTATCAGTCTTTTGTTGAAACCTTGAAGATCTTTCTTCTATAGTTCTTTGGTTTTCTTCTGATTCTTTTTGGTAGCGATTGAAAAAATCTACCGCTTTCTGCTGTTCTTCAGACAGAGTATTGTTGGTTTTAACATCGGTGTAATACCTAGCTTTTTGATCTTCTAAGTATTGTTTAGCGCTGGCAACTTGCTCTTTTAACGCTAATTTTTTTCTTTTTATATCGTTTTCTTCATCGATCTCTTCATCGTATGAAAAATTATCTTCTAATAAAAAATCAACCTCGTCACCTGTCAAGTGAGGCTTTGTTTTAGAGTAGTACTCTCTTAAAGCATCTTGATTATCCATCTTAGAATAGTCTCTGTTTAGCGAAACATAATCTTCTACAGATCCACCTGTTTCTTTTATAAAACTAACTAAACTGTCTACCCCTTCAGGTAAATCATTACTTGTTTCACTCGATTGTTTAACTTCTTCTACAACTTTTTGCTCTACAGGCTGCTCTTCTACAGCTTTAACTTCTTCAACAACTTCCTTCAAGGCCTCAGTAGGCTCTTCTGCAACAGGCTCTTCTGCTTTAGGTGTTGACAAGTCGACTTTGTAAACAGATTCGTCATCTTTAGATTCAAACTTGCTAAAGTCTTGTTTTACTTCTTCCTTAGGTTGTTCTACAGCCTCTGGAGTTTCTTGCTGAATCTCTTCAACAATAGGTTCTTTTTTTTCTTCTTCCATAATATAATATAATTAGTTAATAGTTATCTTGGATCAAACTTGTTTAATCGCATGCCACCGCCTATAACATCATTTCCTGATGATTCAAATCTTTGCGGGCCTTTGCCTTTTTCTTTTTGATCGATTAAAGCGCTCTTTTGTGAGGCTTGCATTTTTGTTCTTTCGTCTTTTCTGTCTTCTCTAGATACCTCAGCTTCTCTGCTAGCTTTAGCTTCAACATCTTTTAATTGCATGTTTAATTCAAACTCATACTTCATAAGATCTTTCTTAACCAAAGCTTCTTGCTGTAATTGTTTTATTTTAAACTCAGACTTAGCTTGTTCTAATTGAGTATTCATTTGAACCATAGCTTGTTGCTTTTGTATTTCAGCTTGAGCTACAGCTTGCTGTGATTGAGCGTTTGCTTGAGCTTGAGCCTGTATGTTTTGTTGCTGCATCTCTTGATCCCTTTCTGCTTTCTGCTTTCTTCTAATTTTAAGAAGTTGATTAGCTAACTTTAAGTTTCTTATGTCTCTAAGATCGATAGCGTCCTCTAAATCTATTAGCTTCTGGCCCAAAGCTACCTGTATGTTGTTTTCTAACATTTGTTTTTCTTCGTCGTCAGGCATTAACTCTAAGAATATACCAAAATCATACAGGTGTAAGTTTGCCATTTCCTCAAGTGTAGCTACATTGTGAGCTCCAATAGCTTGTATAAAAGCATCTTTTGTTGGAGAATATTCTATAACGTCAGATATTCTAAGCGATAAAGCTTCTGCTACTTGTGCTGTTAAGAATAAGCCAGACTGTAGTATATGTCTAGTGGCTACGTTAGAGTTTGCTGCAGCTAGCTTTTGAACACCAACTAAAGCGTTTTTGTCAGGAGTGCTACCGTCTCTAGCCTCGTTTAGACCAGTTACATCTCGCATCATTTGAAGATAATAGTTGTAACTACCTATTAACGCTTGCATTTTGTTGCCACCACCACCAGACTGTATTTCTCTAATAGGTACAGCGCCAGGGTTACCTTCACCTAGAGAGTTCATTGACCTACCAATAACGCTACCCGTCTGGAAGAACATGTTTAAAGCTTCTTGAGGATTATAGTTTGTGCCGTTACCTAAGTCTATCTCAGCTAAACCATCAGCGTCAAGATAAACACCGTCTGGAACCATCTTAGACATCACTTGCTGTAGCTTTAAGTGTGTAAGCTGTATCATATCAGCAAAACCTGTTATTCTACTAACAATAGATTCTGTTCTACCGTTGTACATTCTAGGAGCTACTATAGCATAATTCATTTTAACTTTAGTGAAGTCACTTTTTGGTCTAACCATGTTTTTAGCCATCTCCCACTTTAACAGAGTATCTGTACCTAGTATTATAGCGCCGTCATAAACACACTCTATAGATCTAGATACTCTCTTAAAGTTTCCTTGCTTGTCTTCGGGTGGATTAAAGCTGTCGTTTTTTGGTATAGCTCTTTCACCGCCAGTACCTGTTTCTTTTACTTTGTAAACATTGTTCATATATGTCTTGTAGTTAAAGTACAAAACTTGAACTTTATTGTTGTCTGTTTTATTTGAGTTTCTAACCCGTTGATAACCGTACCTAGATCTATTGTTTGGCTTGTTAGCTATTTCTTCTAGCTCAGCTTGATTTAGATCAGGGAATTGTTTAGCTAGCTCGTTTATAGGTATTGTTTTAACTTCACCTACATAGTATACGTCATCAAAATAAGGTGAATCAGTATACGACCAAACCATATTAGCCGGATCAACATAATCAACAGTAATTCCCTCAGACGTATTAAACCCTGTTTTAACAGCGCCAATACCCAGCACGGTAAGATCGTAGTAAAATCTTTTTGATATTAAATCGTAATCGTTACCCTTCATCAACACAGCTATAGCTTGCTCTTCGGCTATTTCAACCTCCTGCTTGTAGGTAAGCTGCATGTGAAGCATTAGCTCTTCCTCTGTTTGAGGCAGCGTGTTTGGTTCGTTTTCTGTTATATCTATTTTAAATGTATCTCTAACTTTTTCAGCAAAGTCTTTAGTTCGCATGTCGTCTAATATAGACTGCATGTACGAAGTTCTTTTATCTACGCCGTATGGATCTTGAGAGTAAGCTTTTATATCGTAAGATCTATCAGCCATACCGTTAACAACTATATCTACAAATTTAGGTATAATAGGCACCGGCTTCCAGTCTAAGTTTAAGTAGCTTAAGTCACCGTTTATAGATAACTCATCTTTGTATTTTTGTATTGACTGCTCGCCTCTAGCGTACAACCTCAGCTTGTGAAATCTTTCTTTGTTTTCTATATACCTATTGTTAGTGTAGTTTTCGTTAAACCACTCTTGCTCTATGGCTTTAGCAACTTTTAAACCATACTCTGGCAACATTTTTTCTAAATCACTAACTACTTGTGAAGGAAAATAACTTTTTACAACTGACTCAGCCATACTTATTTTTTAATTAATATTGATGATAAACCATCGTTCTTATATCGAGCAATATTTAAGCTCACTTTATTAGTATTACTTGATTTAGGATAGTATAAATGTCTATTGCAAGCCATAATAGCTAACCCTGAGCTTATAGCGGCGTCAAACTTAGTTCTCTTGTTGATGTCAAACTTAGCCCAGTCGTTAAGAGTTTCGTTAAAATACACGTTACCGTAGTTGCCGTCTCCTTTATGACCAACGTGGTCATTTATGTACATCTCGATAGCAGCGGCGTGAGACTGTTTTATGTCTTCACTAGAGTTTGGTATACCTCCAACTTCTTTTTCAGCAACAGATAGTTTATTCCAAACTTTATCTGGTCTATTCATAGAGTATCCCCTGTATCCTCTTCTCTTTAAGTAGTACAGTAATCTTGGTTTGTTGTTCTCAGCAAGTAATGGCATACCGTAAAACACTAAAGCCATTAACACGTCTTCAAAAAATATCTCAGCTGTAGGTGGTCTTGACACGTACTCTAAGAAAAAAGTGTTTGCGGGAGCATCTTCCATTGAAAACTTAGTCAAGCCATGTAAAGCACCGTTAGAACCTCTACCGTCCACTGTTCCACTAATATCGTAGCTATCACAGCCAAACGCACCTACGTGCTCGTTTCCTGGTAGTTTAATGCCTTGTTTTATTATCTGTCTGTTCTGTAAACCTATACTAGGAACCCAGCTAACTTTAAACCTACCACCTGGGTCTGGTACAAAAACAACCTTAGTGTCTTTTATTCCGTTTTGCCACTGAAAGTTTCCTGTAGTAACAGCGTTAGAGTTTCTTATTCCTTCGTTATAATCTATTTGCTCGTATATCTTAACTAGATTAAATAGACTGTTTTTAGTTTCATCTCTAAACGCATGCTCCGTAGTCCTAGGAAACTGACGGTAAAATTCATTTAATCCATCTTGATCACCTTTTAATCCTTCTACTTCGTTGTCCCAGTATTCTATTATACCTATGTCTATTAGTTCACCGTCGGGTCCACGAGTTTCTCTTCTTGGAGTGTTAAACACAGGTCGTCCATGCTCATCAATAAAACCTTCATAGTTCCATTCCATTGGGATAAACAAAGAATATAAACCAGAGCGTGTTTGTCCATTTGCGTTTCTTTTAGTGACATCGCTGTCGTTGTATAATTTTTTAAAGTTATCACCACCTTTATCTAAGGCGTTTGACGTTGATCCCATCATGCACTTACCAACTATTCTAGAACCTAGCCTAAGACAAGTTTTGGTTACCCGCCAGTTGTTAAGTATATTGTCAGGTCTTTCCCACTTACCACTTTCATCGTGAACTAGTAGGCTAAGTTTTTCACCATCATAACTGTTATCACCCGTGTTTTTCCAATCGATTGTAGTGTCTAGACCTTGTATGTCTTCTAGCTTTTCTTTTGATGTAATTTTTTTACGAGTAAATTTACTTGCAGGAACACGGTAAGCTAGCTCAGATTTTGGTCTATCCATACCATCTTGTATTGGCTTAAAAAAGAAAGGGTAGTTTATGGATATTGGTACAACCTTGTCTGTAAACATCTTTTTAGCATCGGCACCAGACTTAGATAATATACCGTACCTACTATCACTAGATATTGTTGCTTGGTTAACGGTTTCAGCACTACTCATGAACGAAAAACCAGAACGCCTGTTTTTAAGATAACACATACCGTAACATCTAATATCCGCTTTACAAGCTTCCCAAAATATAAAAAACAATCTATTTGCTTCACGAAAGTCTGGAGCACCAACGTCTATCTTGCTCCATTGAAGATACATATAATGACTACCGGGTAGATATGTAGTAGTTCCATCGTTGTCGAACCAAAACCCTTCTTCTCTACGTTTAAACTCTTCGTCTATATAGTCATACCACTGTTCTTTTTGTTCTTCAGGATACTCTCTCCAGTCGAATATGCTTTTTATTTTCTTTAGTATAGAAGGTTTTTCAAGCTGCTTCCATTTTTTAAGCTCGTTGCTATACACATTTTTCGGAGCTAGAGGTAAAGCAATTTTTAAACCTTGTATATCGTATATTTCGCCAATTTGACCTGTCTTAGATATAACGACAACACCGTGCTCTTTGTTATAGCCGTAGCCCCACTTCTTAGACTTATTAAGTCTTTTAATAGTGTTGCTTCTTATTGGTTGTATTATTTTATATAAACTCTGTTCGTACATTATTTAGATCTACCTTCAGCAAAACCTTTAAAAACTCTTTCCTTTTTTTCTTCTACAACTTTGCCGTCAAGCAAAGCCTGCTCTTCTTGTATACGATTAAGTATTTCAAAGGCATCGAATATAGCTAGCTTTTTTGTAGCCGCAGCATTTTTAAGTCTATCAGCGGTAATGTCATCACCACTATCAACAATAGCTTCTTTAGCCACTTTAATAAGTTCTTCAACTGCTCTATGTCCAGCTTGGATTATACTCTTCTTCGTCTCCTTGATATTCATATTTAATTGTAATAAAATTAGACATTACTCTATACAGCCTTTTTCCATCTATAACAAACTCATACTCAGAGCTAGGCCTAAAACCTACTAAGTCTCCTATGTCTACAGTACCATCAGAGTATTTAACTATACCTATTAGCGGTTTTTCTTTTTCTGCAGAAAAATCTTTATTGTCTTTTATGGGTTGAATAAAACAATATCCTTTAGGCGCTTCCCACTTAGAATCTTTAAACCTTGTCCAGTTTGCATGAGGTTTATACAAGAATATTTGATCTTGATAAACCACATAAGTTTCTTCGTTAAAATAGTTTTTGCTATTTCTTTCGTTACCGTGTTGATCTTCCCACCTTCTAAAAACGTTGTGGTGAACTATAACTGTATCGCCGGGTTTTATACCTAACGTATCTTGATGAGTAGGTACGCTTATAACTTTAGCCTCCCTGTTGACGAACTGATGATTAAAGTTTTCAGAGTTCACAATTAGCTCTTTGTCACCTACAGACTTTGTGTTATTGTATCTAGACCCCAACGGTCTTACAACAAAACCGTAAACGCTTTTCATTAGTACTCTAGGTTATACTCTACGGATACCGCCATGTTCTTATTGAAGTCTTTCCAAGGTAGTACGTCTTTTCTTTTTTTTATATATATAGAGTACTTGTCGTCTTCTTCAATAATGTCGCATATAACGTGACCACCATAAACCTCTTGCCCTACGGAGTAGTGCATTGAGTCTATCTTGTAGTCTTTACCTATTGTTATTTTACGAATTAGCTTGCTCATCTTCCGTGTATTTTATAGAACCATCTTCTATGTTAATGTCAGCAGAGCCATACTCTTTTTTAAACTCACCTCTCATTTTAGAAATTATATCGCTTACTTGAAAGCATAGGTGCAGCATCTCGTGTTTGCGAGTTTCTAGCGCACCTATTTGATTTTGGTAGTTTTGCAGTGATCTTACTGCTGCTTGAAGTTTTTCTAGTTGATCGCTGTTAATGCGATCAGGTCTAAGGTCTTTAGCCTTAGGCGTCTTTCTTTTTGCCATTTTATTTAATTTAATTAATTATTATTACAAGTCGTTTCTTGCTTGTATGTCTGCTCTTGCGTTGGTTAAATTATCACCTGAAAGAACGTTGTTGTAAATTGCTAATTCATATATTATTCCTTGCGTCGGGTTTGCTCCTGTGGGAGACTGAGCGCCTACGCTTCTAATTATCCAGTCTTTAGCAACGTCTAAAGTGTCAGTGCTTACTGCTGTCCCGTCAAATATAGTTGTTAAATTGTTAGAAGCTGCGTTTGTTCTAGATAGTTCAAATAAAAATTTAGTAGTAGGTATATTGCTAGATGCTGTTACATTTTTGTCTACAGGCCCATCAGATCCAAACTTATATCTCATTTGGTTAAGGTTTCCACCTTTGAAAAATCTTAAAAAATTAGTGGAAGCATTAACCCCAATGGCAGTCTCGTTGTTAGCTCCTTCAAGATCTATAACCATAAACAAGTGAAAGGTAGTTAAAGATATTTGAGTTCCTGCATCTAGAGCGTCGTTTGCACCGTCAAAATTTAATCCGCCATTGGCAACTATAGTAGGTCTTTGGCTAGACTCGCTTTGGCTCCAGCTCAAGTGCCTAGCTCTGTCAAACCAACTGCTAACAGCTTCGCCAACAGTTCCAGTGTATCCAGACCCTGACTGAAGCCAACTGACTAATCCTGACACATCAGATAAATCAAATCTATCTCCCTTGTGATCTGATATATAGCTTCCTAACCCTAGCATTATTTACCAAAGTAACAAATTATACCACCATCTTCATCATCAGCGGCTATGGATACTGAATCCCATCTACCGTATATAGTTAATCCTTTAGGAAAAACTTGCGTGCTGTCAATAGCTAAGCCACCAACACCTTGGCTACTTATTTCTTTTGGTCTTAAAAACGATAAGGTCTCGTCGTTTGTAATATCTGCAGAAGCACTGATTTGTATTTCTTTTGTATTATTGCCATCAGGATCTAAAATGGTAACAGTCCCGTGTAAAACACCCGTAGCGCCATCGTAGACTTCATCACCAACTTTTATATCATCAATACTTCCTGTACCCGCGTTTTCTTGGTCAAATATTATTTTGTTTGTAGTAGCGTCACCTTGATTTACTGTTCTAGTATAACGACCACTATCGTGCGCAGCAGCGCCTATGGTTGGAAATACGTCCGAGTCTTTTGAAGTCAAAACATCAAGAGATGTGTCTGCTAAAAACTGAATAGCTACTATAGCTAACTCTTCTGGCGGTGTTATAGTATTTGCGTTGAGATCGGCGAATGCAGATCCAAATTGACCAAAGCTATAAGCTACTTCTGTTGAATTTTGTGCCATTTTATCTTTTTATCTTTTCGTAAGAGCGTCCACCAAAGTAGGCGCCTAT